TTGTTTTTTTAATTCGTCTATTGTTTTACAAGCTGAGATATATACCACTTTGACAATATTGTCAAGCTGTTCTTTCGTATATCTCTCTTTTAGAAACCATCTCCACCACTTTGGTGTGATGTTAATATACTGTGAATAAAGTCTATTATTATATAATAACAAAAACTCAAACCTTGTGTCAAGCCCCCGGATATACACAGGGCAGTTTTTATACTTTAATTGTTTAATGACTTTTATTTTATTCATACATGCTATGCATAAGGATCTAATCTTTTTGTAGTTTTGATTGTACCTTTATTAAACTCTGGCCTTGGCATAATCCTAAACTCAGGTTCTTGAACTAATATCCTGCCGAGGTTTTCTATCATGTGGTCATCACGATCCACAGGTTTTTCCATAGGACTCTTTCGTTCTCCTGCTGTTCCTCTCCACTCATCCCAAACTAAATGTTCTATTTCCCAAATGGTTCTTTTGCACTCATCAAAGATGTAGAGTTCCGGGGCCACAATTATCTCCTCTCCTTTCAACTCATAATCTAAAGCGTCTTTAATCCTGCGATCGGCAGCTCTTCTGTCTTTGGTTGCCTTTTGATATTCTAATCCCAAGTCCCACAACCTGCCGGCCAAGGTTTGTTCCTCTGGATTGATCTGATGCTTGTCCTCTACAAAAGCCGAAGGGTCTGCTATTCTCATTTCTAATCTATAACGATCTGCTTTCTTTTTTATTCTATAAGCAAGCTCTGAGGTTTTGAATGTCCCATACAATTCATCTACTATAAACTTTGTTCCATTCTTATCAACCGCAACCCACATCACAGCGTCAGGGTTTCTGGGGTGAGGATCTAATGCTTCTACAACTATGTAATCTTTTTTTGTAATGTCAAATGGTTTTATAACATGAACCTTTTGATTGAAGTTCTTAAATATAATTCCTACTAAGTGATGGAACTTGCCGTGTATTCTGGCCTGTTTATCATCTTCGTCATATTCAGCGATCATTCGTTCGATGTCTTCGTGTTTTAATATCCCCCGAACTCCATGCTCAATACAATTATCTTCAATATCTGCATAGACGAAATCTCTCTGGCCCTGCTTGTCGCCCTTGTAAGTCATTATGTGATCATACATCCAAGCACTTCCCATTAGAGGGGTGGCAGTTATAAATATAATTCCTCCCTTTCTCATTCTGGCAACTGTGGCTTTGAAGATAGCGAGGGGAGGCGGTTCGTCAAACCAGCACCAGCCTAATGTAGCTGATTCAAACTCTTTGGTGCTTTGCTCATAAGTCATTACTTCAAACTTATGTCCTGTGTCAGTTCGCCAGTTATATTCATAGTTCTTTCCTGATTTATGGGTTTGATATCTGCCCGGAGGAAACCATTTTTTTAGTTCTGGGACAAGAGTTTGAGTTATAGTAGTAGGATCTGAAACTATCCTTCCTCTTTTAGGATAAGGGAATTTATTAAAAAGAGGCAGGTCAAAATACTTATTTCCCGAAGGCCCAAATAATATATGAGCCAACATATTTGATCCTGCTGCTGTCTTGCCTACTCCATTCGCTGCAGAGAACAAACAAACAAATGTTTCATTAGCGCCAACTAACTTAATAAACTGCTCTACCTTGCCATTTGGAACAAAATACTTATGTGGATTTCTTTTCTCCCTTATTATCAGACTCCTTTCCAAGCTCTCCGTGCTTGCGTCTGCGAGCGAGTTCTTCTTTAATTTGGTCTTCTGTAAGATCTTCATATTCATCTACGATTTTAAATTTAGTAGCAGCATATTTCCCCTTAATTTTATAAAACATATCAATTGCACCTCTCTTTGCCCGCAAATCTCCGAATTGATTCATTAGATATAAATGTTGTTTTGCAGCATTATCATCATTAAATCCATAATCTTCTAATTTAAAAGTAATGTAAGCTGAAATATCAACTTTAATCAAGTTGTTATAAGCCATTGAAGCTGCAACCTTTGCGTTCTTTGGTTTATATCCTGCCTCATAAATAGCATCTATTCCGCTACCTTTGAATTTTAAATAATACTCACAAAACAACTTCTCTTTGAAAGTTAGTTTGTATTCTATCCCATCTAACCCGATAAATTTAAAGAATCTTGGTTTTGTTTTTGGCATTTTAATATCTTAAAAATGATTACTTTTTTTAATGTTTGCTATTTGATACCATTCTTTATTATATTCTTTTTTATTAAACATAATACCTATAATGTAAAGCCCCACCTAAGCGGTGAGCTTTGTCAAGTTATTTTTCTTTTTAACATAATCTTTAATCTTCTCGTCTCTTCCTTTGACAGCTTAACATACTTTCCTTTGAAATAATACTTTCCTTCTTTTTTCTCCCAGTTTTTAGGATTAGCGATTTCATTCTGCTCTTTCATCTTCTCGTCATAATGCTTTGTAGATCCTCCTGGTCCCCATTTTATCTTTGAACCTTTCCAGCATTTTATACAGGTGTACATTGGATCTCCTTCCCGGCCAGAGCATAGCTTCCAATCATGTTTTCCTATAAAACAGCTAAGTCTTCTGATTTTTCGGATTACTTTGTAGATATGGAATCTTATTTTTGCTTTCAAGGGAACACTTTTCTTATCGGGTACTTTTTTAATAGTTGGGCTGACGCTAAAAGCTGGTTTGTTATGTTTTGCTTTGAGAACTTTCTTCTCTCTAACTCTTTTCTTTTGACCTCTTTTCATCTGTCTTTTCTGCCTAAGTTTTTGTCTTTGTCTTTTTTTATTCATAGTTATTAGATTTCATTGGTTCCTCGATCTTTATGGATATAGCCGACTTGGATTTATACCCAGCGATTTTGATAATGTGCTTTATTGCGTTTGCAGTTACGCCTGCTTTGCCTATTACTAAGCCCATATCTCTTTGATTCACCCAGATGCGAAATAAAATTCCCCTTTCATCAACTACCTTTTCTATTTTTACTTCAGCCGGGTTTTGAACAATGGCCTTAATAATATCTTCTAATAATTTTTGTGTATCTTCCATTTTATTTTATTTAATTATTATCTAACTCGACCTTTGACCAGCAATCCCAGCTCCCCCAGTCGCAATCCTTGCATCCCCACGGAGCTGTTCCGTATGTTTTATAAAGCCAGAGAGAACATTCCAGATTGTCGGCTGGACTGTAGGGATCTATTGTTTTTTCAAGTCCTCTCTCGCAATCTTTCATCGCCACAGCAGTCAGTTGCCCCAGTCCAATTCCTGATCCACAGCCGTATTTCTCATTACATGCGGTTGGATCAAGCTCACTTTCGCAATCCAATATCTTTAAAAATAGAACGTCCCCCATTTCTATTAATTCATTTAGTTCATCTTCACAATTATAAAGCCAATTAGAGTATTGATCTGTTAATTCTCTCCAGTATTTGTTTTCTATTTCTAACAGAGCTATTGTTGCCAGGAGTTCTCTCAATTTAGAATCATCTATCTTATTATCTCTAACAGTCCGCCCGGCATAAAAACTCAAGATCATTACTATAATGAATATTGATATTATGTATATTGTAATTTTTTTGTCAATTGACATAGTGTAATAAATTATGTTATAATTCGTCTTAATTTGAAAGAGTATCTTAATTGACTTACTCGAACAGAAGACGAAAGTGGTAATTCCAGCCAACCGTTAAGGTTGGTTTTTCTGTTGATGAGGACATTTTCCATAATAGCTTTTTAATAAATCTCTCATAATTTTTTTAATACTTGATTGATTGCATTTTTTAGAGTAGTCAACACCCATTTCAATTCTCGATCTGGGACTTTTATTTTTGGCTCTTTGTATCTTGCTGCCAATTCTATAAAATAATCTAAACTAATATCTACTCTCACTTCTGGATTCTCTTGAGGACTCTTGGGATGTCGCCACATTAGAGCCGTCTTGCTATGCCCTAATCCTTCTCTCTCTGCTTGTTTTACCCAGTTTGCCATTTGTATTGTCTTGCAGTTCTTTGCCTCGATCACAAGATCTAAAATTGGTATTCTGATATCTCCTTTATCAAGGCCGGCCCCTGATCCTGAAACCTCATAAGCGCTTTTATCAAGTTCATTCCTTATTTGAGCAAGGATTATCTTTACTAATTTTCTGCCTTTCTGTTTTGTATTCATATCTCTTCACCCATATATCTGTTATTTAGATACTCCAGCTCCCGCTCCAGCTCCTGCTCCAGCTCCTGCTCCCGCTCCAGCTCCTGCTCCTGCTCCCGCTCCAGCTCCTGCTCCAGCTCCTGCTCCCGATA